GATAACTACGTGCCGCCTAAATACCGGCTGGAAACGCTGGAAAAGATGTGCGTGACATGTCACGGCAAAGGCGCAGTGACAGAGCGGTGCCGGTGCAACGGTACAGGCCGCGTGCGTGATATCGAGATGTCCAGGCAGACTAATTCCATCGTTGAGAAGAATTGTGATCGTTGTGGTGGCAGAGGATTTGCGCGTTCGCCCGGTACAAAAGCTTTCAGAGCCATCCGGGTGCTGATTCCTGACCTGCAGGAGAGAACCTGGAACCGCAACTGGAAGCCTTTCTTTGATTCGCTGGTGGTTAAGCTGGAGGAGGAAGAGTCTCACGCTGACCAGACCTTTCAGAAAATCACAGGAAATGAAAGATTCCCCAGCCAAAGATAACTGTTGCTTTTGTCCGGGAATGGATTAATATCTCCTCATAGTGGGGATTCTATGAGTCTTCCGCACTAAAAAGAATTATCTGATTCGCTGATTGCGGGTCAGTTGCATATTAAGTGGATGTCCGAAAGCCTCGCAGCCTCACCAGCTGGCGGGGCTTTTTTATTGGCTTATCCCCCGAAAGGGATGAGTAAAAGATTATCCCTTTCAGGGGATAGAAAAATTACCCCTGTTGCCGACGGGCAAGGCAGTTACCGCTATTGCGTCAGGGTTCCCATTCAAAGAGGTCGCCAAAGAGCGGCCTTTTTTCGTTTTTGCGCACGCCAATCAGTCTCCACACACACTTTTGACGCCGTGGCGTTGCGCAATTTTCTTCTGACTACCGACAGCACCTGCCAATTATCGGAGGTGAGGATGAAACGCATGCCGGACAAAGACGTTGGGTTCTGGGCAAGCCTGATTGCCTGGCTTTACGCCCACAAAAACGAAACCGGCTATGCGGGTCTTGCCGGAGTCATGGCGATTCTCAGAGCCACATACGTTGGCAAAGATGCATGGTCACGCCGCCTGCTTGATGCAGCGATGTGCAGCGTCTTCGCCTTCTTCCTACAGCCAAGCCTGCAGGTAATTGGCTCGGTGTTCAACTGGCACTTCAGTGAAGACATTACGCGGGTTGGTGCGGTCTTCCTTGGCTTCCTCGGTGTGGACTACGTGTCAACGAAGATACGCCGCCAGATAGATAAGCGATTGGGAGACAGTAATGCTGACAGCCAGTAGTTTTCAGCGTGCCACCGGCGTAAGTGATTCTCTGCGTGATGCCTGGCATCCACATATAGCGGCAAGCCTCTCAGCCTTCCAGATAAGCACGCCATTACGACAGGCCCATTTTCTGGCGCAGACGGGGCATGAGTCAGCCGGGTTCCTGAAGGTTGAAGAGGGGCTGAACTATAGCGAGAACGCACTGACTGCAATGTTTGGCAAGCGCATCACTGCCGAACAGGCCCGCGCTTATGGTCGTAATGCGATGCACCCAGCTAACCAGAAGATGATCGCCAGCATCATTTACGCAAACCGTAACGGTAATGGTGATGTTAATTCGGGAGATGGTTACCGCTATCGCGGTCGCGGGCTGATTCAGATCACCGGCAAGGAGAACTATGAAGCGCTGGTTAAACAGCTGGGCGCTGATGTAGTGGCAAACCCTGATTTATTGCTGGGCTATCGCTTTGCTGCGATGTCTGCGGCGGCATGGTGGATGAATCACGGATTAAACGAGCTGGCAGACTCTGATGATGTTACCCGCATCACCAGAGTCATTAACGGTGGCACCAATGGTCTGGACGACCGGAAATCCCGCTTATCAAAATCTAAGGGGATTCTATGTTCAACGTAATCGGCTTTATCCGAAACAATTCAGGTCTGGTCATCATCGGTCTTATCTGCGTGGCGCTGTGGGGACTGAACGCCAGTAACTCACAGCTGAAGGCAACAAACGACAGGCTTGAGAAGCTGGCAAACAGTAAAGACGAGCAGATTAACGATCTTCGCTCTAAGAACGATGGCCTGGCATCAAGCGTCACTGAGCTGGTAACAGCAGTTAAGCAACAAAACGTTGTGATGAGTCAGGTCACAGAGCAGCGTGCCGTAACAGCCCAGCAGAACCGGAAACTACAGAATGAAATTAAGCGTTACCTTGCGGCGGATAAGTGCGCTGCTGCTCCTGTTCCCCCTGATGCTGCTGACCGGTTGCGCGACGCAGCAAAAGCCGCTGGTGGAGTACCGGACAGTAAAACAGCCTCAGCTAAGCCTTCCGGCTGAACTGACTAGCCAGATTGACGTTCCAGCGCCATCACAGGATATGACGTTCGGTGATAGCGTGGCGTTGAATGCAGAGCTTTACGGCGTGCTGGCGCAGTGCAACATTGACCGCGCTGCTATCCGGCGCATCAAGTCGGTTCAATAAGAGCCGACCACGACTGTATATCTTCAGCTAGTAATAACGTATGGAGTAATCTTGGGGTTTTTTTCCTCCACTGACTTTTTTGTTAATTGCTATGTAAGAGATTATTCGTGTAATGAGTGAAAAAGTTATCAGCATTACCTTCAACCCAGCAGATGTCTTTTCATCACATAATAGATGGCTAGCTGTATAGTCACCTTCGCAGATGATAACTCCATAATGATCTTCGAAAAGAGAGGGCGCTTTTTTACCTGGATTGAATGAATCAACATTTTTCATCAAAGAATTAACTTGGTTAACATCCGGGCCGGGGTAATCAATAGAGTGAGCAAATCCATTACGGAAATCGTTAATAGTCGAAATAGGCTTGCTAGCCTCTAAAGGCAGCCCAAGCCTCTGACAAAAGGCGAGCTTTGAAGAGAATGTCATTGAAAAACGGTCAAGCTTGCTCCCTTTTTCAGGTTTTTTGAATAAATCATCGACCCCGGTATGGGCGCAAATCCATCCTTCAAGCAATCGTTCTAATAACAGATGCGTAGTCAAGATTCTTGCTAACTCGCTTTCCTCTTTCACAAGACGAAAAGCAGTGTCGCCCTTTTCTGTCAATCCAGATACAGATAGAAAAATGTCAAAGTTCATGAGCCGCCCTTTAGTTGAAAGCGTTTTTGTTGAATTACCATCAAACATATAGCAGGTGATCATGCCTGAGCCACGTATTTATAACAGCCGCTGGGATAAAGCTAGACTCTCATTCCTCAAATCGCACCCTCTCTGCGCCATGTGCCACCGGCAGGGTAGAGCAGTGGCGGCTGCTGTCGTTGACCACATCAAGCCACACAGGCTGAAGGAAGCAATCAACGGCGGCATACAAGATGAGATAGCGAAGGCTCAGAAGCTCTTCTGGGATAAGGCCAACTGGCAACCCCTTTGCAAGCAGCATCACGACTCCACCAAGCAGCGCGAAGAGAAGCGCGGACACATCATAGGGTGCGATGAGAATGGCCTCCCCCTCGACCCGTCATCACATTGGCGCAAATGATAATGAATATCATTTGCCATCAGGGGTGAGAGGGGTCATAGTCAGATGAGAACGATTATCATCATCACCGGGGAGGGTGGGGTCAGAGTTCAGAGGCTAACTACCTCCTGACCGCCCGCCCCCCTTTTTATGCACAACCGCGAAATGAAAAGTTTTTTTCTGGGAGGTTTTTATGGCCGGTAGACGACCAAAACCGACCCACCTTAAGGTCGTTACCGGCAATCCGGGCAAGCGAAAACTTAACGACAAAGAGCCTGCACCCGCGAGAGAAATCCCCAGCCCGCCGTCACACCTCACCGATTGGGGAAAGGTTGCGTGGGGAAAGCTGACCGTTCTGCTTGATGGAATGGGCGTGCTGACCGTCGCCGATGTTCTTGCGCTGGAAAGGCTCTGCGATATCTATGCCGACATTCTTCAGCTGCGAATCACTATTGCCGAAGAGGGAAGGACATACACGGTTCAGACCGAAGGCGGATTTCTTATCAAGGCCAACCCGGCTGTTTCAATGCTGGCTGATGCAGACCGGCGCTTCAAAAGCTACCTGGTAGAGTTCGGCCTTACACCGGCTGCCCGGTCAAAGGTGAACGTGAATGGTGGAGAAAAAGAAGAAGACCCGCTCAACCAGTTCTTCGGTTGATCCGGCGACGCAGTATGCAATGGACGTTACCAGCGGGGCTGTTCTTGCCGGGCCAGATATCCGCGCTGCATGCGCCCGCCACATCCGGGATTTGGAAGAAGGGCCAAAACGTGGACTGTTCTGGGATGTCGAAGCGGTTACGCGTGTTGTTAACTTCTTTGCTCAGGTCCTGAAGCTCAACGGCGGCGAGCATGAAGGTAAGCCTTTCATCCTGCTGCCGTGGCAATGTTTCATTGTTGGCTCCCTGTTCGGCTGGAAGGCGGAAGACGGCACACGCCGATTTCGCATGAGTTACATCGAGTCCGGCAAGGGTTCCGGCAAGTCGCCGCTTGCGGGCGGCGTCGGTCTTTACCTGCTGATGGCAGACAAGGAACCCCGCGCCGAAGTCTACGCGGCGGCCACGAAAAAAGACCAGGCAATGATCCTGTTCCGCGATGCGGTAACGATGGTCGATCAGTCACCCGCGCTGGCACAGCGCATCACCAAATCTGGCACCGGGCTTAACGTGTGGAACCTTGCGTTCCTGCAGACAGGCTCTTTCTTTAAGCCGAGCAGCGCTGATGATGGTCAGTCAGGCGCGCGCCCGCATGGCGCACTGATTGACGAAGTGCATGAGCACATAACAAAC